ATGTCAAATGAAATCCCCCAAATCACCGGCCCAGGCAACTTCGATATCGAGGTTGTCGGCGAGGCCTTCTACCAAGATCAATTCCTAAAGGTCTGCGGCCCGAAGACGGTAGCCGGCTTCGATCTGGAAGTGCGCGCACACCTGCAACTGGAAAGCGACAACAAGTTCGACAGGCAGGCGGTTGCGGTGCTCCTCGGCGGCGGCAAGGTTGGGCACCTACCCAAGGACCTTGCGCGGGAGTTTCGCCGCGCAGTCAAGGCCGGCGGACTTTCAGCTTTTACCATGTTCGAGTGCGCAGGCCATGTGCGCGGCGGATGGGATAAGGGCGACGGGAATGCGGGGTACTTTGGAATCTGGTTGGATCTACCTGACGACGAGGACGACGAGTGAAGGTCCGTTGCGATGCGGCGCTGACCTCCACTTAGGCGCAGCGGCACGCCTGGATGCCGACTACGGCTTGCGGTCCGTCATGGTGCCGGCCTGCCGCAATGGTAGTGTAGGCGGGTCATGAGGCGTGGCACAGTGGAGTCCATCCACGTTCAGCAACATGCAAATTAGTCAAATTTGAGGTAGACTAGTGCTTACAGAGGTGTATGCTAGACAGATTAGAATTAACTTGGAATGGGGGGGCGTATGAGTGCCGCAAAGAAAAAGCTCGGAGCGAAGCCTACCTTGCACAAAAATAAACTTGTTAAACGATCCACGCCGACCTTCTCGTCAGTATTCGCGTCGGCTGTCGGCGGGGGCACTATTGGAAGTGTATTTGGCGTGCCGGGATTGCTTGTTGGAGCCGCAATTGGAGGGGGAATAGGAGCAATGATGCGCGACAAGCATGCTTGAGTTTGCTACTAGCCTACAAAAAGAGTTTGGAACGGCGGCCACTTATTTCGCGGTCGCCATTTTTTTGTCAACGACCCCGTTTTGTTTATACAAACGGCGCTGGCTAGATGTTGGTCCCGTTGTGATGTTATTGCTAACGTCCGCAGGTGTCGCGTCCGGCTTCAAGATAACGATGCTAACCATGTTCCTGCCCCTAGATCAACTAGGGGCGTTGGCTGACGATAAGCCGGCATTGATAGTCGGGGGACTTGCAACGCTCGTTTTATCCCTCAGGGAGGTCGTCAATAACTGGAGAAAAGTTACCGGCGTCTAAGTTGGTCGAAATTTCAGCCCGCCCCGAGCAGGTTTTTTACGCGCTTGACCGGCCGCCTTTCTCCGCATACTATCCACATCTACCCTGCGCTGCAAAAGCATCAGGCTGAAGTCCTCGCAAGAGGCCTTTGCACCCGGAGATTGCAATCCTGTGCAACGACAAATGGGGCCTACTTCGGTAGGCCCTTTGCTTTTGGAGAAGCCCCCCCCCCGGCCAGTGGGGCTTTTTCGCCCGAAATGGGCCTCGCGCATTCCACGGCAGGCCGACAGCGCCTAGCCCTCCAAACACTCCCTAGCCGCAGCCAGCAATCCGCGCCGGGCATTCATTGCGGACGGCCTACTGGCAAAATGTTATGCGGCCGCATGCGGGCACATCAGTCGGCATCCCCGTCGAAATACTCACTCAATCTCCCACGTATTCCGCGTTCGGCGCGACCCACCAGATCCTGGCAATCTTGCGCGCACGCGGCTGAATTTGCCCATCCTGGACCCACCGCAGCAGTGTGTTGGAGTGCGGCGCGTGCTCACCGAACATCAGTTCTGCCCAAACAGCAATCGGCACCAGGCGAGGCTGAGTGGTTTTATTTAAAGTTGGCTTAGGTTCGGGTAGCCTCGCGGCGCTTGGGCGCTCCGCTGGACCGACACGGACTTCGTGAGGGCCGTCATGCGGGAGCAGCGGCGTCACGAGAGTGGCCTTCCCGGCCCTTTGCGCGGTCCAATACCCCAACGGCGGCAATGGAATCGCGAGCGTCTTGCATGCACTCCTTAGCCGCGCTGAACTCATTCCAAGCCGCAAAGCGAGTTGACCAATGGGCGTTAGCCAAACTTCGCCATACAGCTTCTCGCGTTTCAGTATCATTGCCACAGTGCTCGGCGCGGTGAATAACTTGGACACTCTATCCGATTTCGCTCGCGCAGTGAGCACGCTAAGAGGACGGCAATTGAACGATCCGATTTGATCGTTGAAGCTCAAACGCTAAGCGAAAATTCATGTCAACCAAGTCGATCTGCATGTCGTTACACAGCAGAGCATTCGCTCAAAAACTTAAAATCACTGGAGACTAGAATGAAATCGATTTTCCAATATGCAAGTATTGTTTTGTTTGCGGTATCTGGCGCGGCGTTCGCTGCTCAAAGTTCGTCAACGGCACCTGCAAAGACGACAGCCACCCCTAGCAATACTATGGCTACTCCCGCGGCAACCACCATGCCGGCGGCAACAACCGCTGCGCCGATGAAAATGACGTCTGCCGAGATGAAGGCTGCAAAGAAGCAAATCGAGGCCGACGAGAAGATGGCCAAGGCCGCTTGCGGCAAAATGAAAGGCGCTGAGAAGTCGTCATGCAAAAAAGATGCTGAGGCGAAAGAGAAGTCAGCAATGGCCGACCTGAAAGCAAGGAAATAATTTTTCTTGATGTTAGAACCTACCACCGCCACGTCGAAGGGCTATCTTTCGCCTGTGGCGGCTTCGGCGCGCAGCCATGGACAGCGTCATTCTACGCACTTGCTCACTTCTTCTGCGCTTTAGATGCACGCGAGGGTGCAACCCCATCCCATTCTTCCACCCAGCGCTGCGCCGCTCGCAAATCAATCCACAACCGCCCATCCACAATCTTGCATTGCTGACCGTCGAGCCATTTCCCAATCTTGCGCCGCGCCTGCACTGAGTCGGCGGAATCGCCGGAGAGTTCCACGTATTTTTCTAGCTTGACCCAGGAGACTGGGTACTCGGTCGGTGCGCCGAGCCTGGCGAGAATTTTGTCCAGGCGCGCGATGATTTCGGGATTGTTTGCAGTCTGCGCGTGCCCAGCGCCCCGCTGGTTTGCCATCAGTTCGCCAACGATTTTAAGGTGTTGTGCGATAGCGGTGGCCACCGGATCAGGTGCAGGTCGGTTGCTCATTGAGTCGCTTTCGGTATGGATGGCGCTGTCGGAAGTGAACATGCGGGACGGTTCTCATCTGGAGCGGTCCCTCCGACCATGGCCGAATGGATTACTCCGCTTGCTGCCTTGGCATGCCCGGCTACTGCCCTGTTTTCCCCTGGTAGCTCTCCGCCCACCGTATGACCTCGCGCGCCTTATAAAGGGCCTGGGCTTTGCCATGAACCGGAAGCCGAATAGGCGCGGGGAAGCCGGGGAGGGTCACAATCTCCTTGCGGACGTTGTCGATCGATCGCTTGAGGTAGGCGGCAACGTGCCTTGTATCCCATAGGTCGACTGACGCCGGCAAAGCAGGGAGCCGCGGCGTCCGTAGGTCACCCAACGCCGTAACCGCGCTTTCGAGGCTCGCGAGCTTTGTGATGATTAGTTCGAGCCGCGCAAGTATTTCGGAGTTTGCTACTAATGGCGCTGTGCTGCTTCCCGCTTTCTCGACCATAAGTGTTACGGCTGTCTGGATGTGCTGCGCGATTGCCCCGGTGTTGTTCTCGACATCGCTCCCCATTGCTTACCCGCCTTTCTTTCCCCTCTTGGCCGGCTCGACGCCGACGTGCGTTGAAGTGTCCTGGACCACTATCTGCAGCTTTGCGTCAAGGCGGTTGACGAGTTCATCTAACAGGGTCTCCACGGGGACCGTCGCCAGGTCTGATCCTCGTTCCAACATCGCCGTCAGCATCCACACAATTTCTGAGTTTGCGCTTCTACCAGTCGTGGCGGCACGACCCTCTATGCGGGCACGTAGTTCCTCTGGCATCCGGAGAGGGAAGCTGTTCTGTTGTTTTGTGGCGCTCATAACACGGGAGTATCTGATTCTTTCTGATATCGCGCAAAGAATCAATTTGACATCTACCCAAGGTAGATGTCAAAATGAATCTTGAACATTGATGAGCGGAGTGGCATATGCCAAGCAAGAGCCAGCAGTGCACAACGCCGCTACGTCTGCCGACCGAATTAAAGGAGTGGGCTAAGCAGCAGGCGAGGGCTCAAGGGCTGAGCTTGAACGGGCTGGTGATTGCAATGCTGCAGCGGCAGCGAGCCACTGACGAGACAAGCGCGAAGTAATCAAAAACTGGATTTTTAACTGATTGGCCGACAAACTGGCCAGGGAGACGTGCACCTGAAATTTCAAACTAAAGACCAGACGTGATGAGGGGCAGCCTGCCAGCTGCCCCTCTCGTCTTACCAGCCGGACCGGCGGAACCGGAGCAGCTGTGACCAGGGATATTACGAGTATCCGGGGTCGCATGGATCAGTGCATCTTGGAGAAACACATGAACAAAATTGAGATTATCAAAGATATCAAAAAGAATCAAGCAGACATTAACGATGGTACCAAATCAGCAACAAGCGAGAGGGCGCCAGCTTTGGAAAAGCCCGACACCGGGAAACGCATTCAGGCTGAGATCGCGAGTGTCCGCCGTTCCAGTTTGGAAGAGAAGTATGGCCAGTTCCACGAAGCTACGATAGCCGCTAGCGGCTCGGCAGCCCCTCTCATTGAGCAGATGAATCGAATCTATACCATGTGCTCCGGACTTGGGGTGGTACTACGAATTGTAGCTGGCAACCCGGTATTGGAGGACGCGTTCGATCCGGAAGATTCGTCTTCGGAGCCACCACTGAGCAACACGGCGATCAGCAGGCTAGTGAACATGTCCGCCGCGATGTGTGAATTTATTAGCGACGAAATCGACAGCTCAGCAGCTACCTTTAACGATAGGGGGCAAGCATGAGCGCCCGCACAACGGCACCGGCCGGAAACGAGAAGGGCTCCGCGCTGGACATCGCTCTTGATGCCATGAATGCCTCCGATCTTGGCATGAGCATTCTCGACGAGCTGCACACGATCTTCAAGACCATCGAAGCCTCGGCACAAGTGGGCGACGTCAGTCGGGATGAGATGCTTGCGCGGCTTCGCACAGTCGAACGATTCGCACGACTCGCGGTGCACTTCGCTGACGAACGGATGGAGACTTTTAGCTTCTATCGCGACCAGGCGCATGAGGTCGTCGCTGCGCTGAGGGCTGCATCATGAGCGCCGCCGTACTCACCAGGTTGGACGGCTACATGGCCGCTTCCGGATTTGGCACGGACCACCCATGGCGTTCGGAGATTACTAGTGCGCTTGCCGCTCCAGGTGCAACGCTCGTCAGCCGAGGCCGGGATATCGATGCGGCCGACGACATCGACACTTATACCCGCGTCACGCGCAGCAGTATGCGCACCGTTGGTGAACAGGCCGGGAGAGACTCCCTCGCCAACTTGGAGGGCTGCGTCGACCCCGCGACAGCATTTGAGGGATGGCGCGCGCATTGTCTCGCCGAACTGGTCGACGAGCACAAGGAACACCCGGACTTCGCTGGTCTCGTCACCGCTTGGGAATTGGGCTTCGATTCGGTTCAGCCGCTGGGGTTGACGACGAAAGAAATGAAATTGCTGAAGGCGTATCGACTGTCGGACGGCAGGGGCCGCGAATCGATCCGGAGCGACGCGCAAAGCCAGGCCGAAGATTGGCCGCGCTATACGTTCGAGGTGCCGCTTCCGAAAGTAGGAGGTGGCGAATGACCCCTACGAAACCCTGCGGTGGCGCGTCACAAGCAAGCACACTCGCAGCGGTGAGCATTGCCTTGTCTGAATTGACGCCGGCAGAAATTCGATGGGTCAGGGCGTACCAAAAAATGGACCATCGCCGCCGTGAAGAAAATTTAGACTTGGCAGAGGCAGATGCGCAGTGTCACCCAATGAGCGGCAAGCCGGATACTCCATTTCTGGTGCATGACATCCGCCTTGCCGCAGAGTTCGGAAAGGTGGTGACGCGATGATTCGCCCAAAGAAGCCAGCGCTGCGGCCAGCGCGCGTGAAGTCTGTCGTCTTGGATGCGTCACCGCCAGTCTTGACACCGTCAGAAATGGAATTGCTCGCAGCATTCCGCGCCATGAACGGTCGCAGCCAGGCCTTCATCGTGCGGTTGGCGGATGCCCAGGCTGTCCGGTGCCCGCATCGCGTGGCGCCGTTGCTGCGCCTGGTGGAAAGCGGCCATGCCAAGGGCTAGCAATTTATCGTAGACTATCGGCAACATGTAGCGAAGTTTTACGCCAGCCCTAGGCACTGATCCCCGAAGACTCGCTTCCCTGGCGGGCTGGGCTGGCACCTTTTAGATCAGGGGCATCAAGGGGATGCGATATGCTTAAATTCGAATGTATGACAGGCGAAAGCGGCGAGTTGGAATTTAGCGTGGACGCTGGCGCTGATGTTCGCCGCCTAGCGAGGCAGGCTTTGCTTCGGTGCGATTCCGGTGAGTGCGTTTTAACTTGGGGCCAGATCAAAGAGTTGGCGCAGTTTTCGGTCGATGAACTTTCGAAAGGCGCGAGGCATGCGATCGATTGCACCGATGTGCTGATAGCGGCGGATCGCCTCGAGGGGTCACCTCCGAGAAAGAAGTACGAGAACGAATCCGATTACATAAATGATAATGGTGCGGATACTGTCCTCGACGACTGGCTGGCTCAGAAAGATGGTCCCGACTGGCATCGCCTTACTCAGATTTCCCCGTCCCTTTCAAACATTCAGGCTATGGCTGCGTTCGCCCTGTGGAATGTCGATCAGGCTCTGCTGGCACAAAAAGCGAAGGAATACCATCGAGCTATGGAGCTGCTCTGTATCGTTTCGGGCGCACTTTCAACAGCATTTTTCTTTACCGGCTGGCTGGAGGGAATGCGGATTTCCGATGAAAAGCGTAGGGAGGATGGTCAGCGAGGCGCTACAAAAACAAATGCCCCTAAATCAAAGTTGAGGAAGTGGGTGGTAGACGCATTCCAGGCTGGTTCGTGGCCGTCACCATATCGGGCGTCGTTTGTTCTAGCTCCACTCGCCATTGCCAAAGCGCCTGAGTTTCAGACGGTTCTGAGTTCCCAGCGAGCGCAGACAACAATCTACGAATGGCTTCGTGCAGCTGGCCGCGAAGGTGAGACTAGCGTTCGGTAGCGCCCGCATATCGAGGGCTACCGCACAGTAATCGTGTGGGCGCGTGCGTTGTAGATTTCATACCGGTTGTCCGGCAAGATACAACCATCGTCCAATACCAGCCAGTAGCAAGCCAAATATACCAACATGGCCAGCGGCTGTATTTATCCAGCTTCACCGGGACGATGTGGTTGAAGGAAGCGCTGAAGGACCTGCTGTTGGTGCAGAACCGCCAGATCGAGGTGGAGAACATCGAGAAGACTGTGGCGGCCGTTTTCAACATCAAGGTCGCCAACATGTACTCGAAGCGCCGGCCGGCGAACATTGCGCGGCCGCGCCAGATTGCGATGTACCTGGCCAAGGAATTGACGCGAGACCTCCGATGATATCGACCAACAGATTACTGTATAGATGCACAGTTTACAATAAATATCAGATCGTTTTGTTATGAATATGGAATTCTATATATCAAAAATCCAGGCAAAGAATTGAGATAGTCTGCAATAGACCGTGTTGGAGGAATGAGCAGACGACCAACAAAAAATCACATCTGCGTTACACGTTACGACTGCGATACAATTGACACATCCTGTAGCGACTAACGAAATGTTGTGAGCGTCTAGGAGGAATATAAGATTAAGGCAATTTGAAGTGTAGTCGCGACACCCCCAGGAAGGTGTAGGAGCCGACCTAGGGGGTCGCTTTATCGTAGCAATAAAGCAAGAGCAGCAACGATGTCGCTTGGAAGAGACGTCGCGATTATCACACATGTCATACGTCCACGTATAGCGGAATATTAGTGAGCCTCATTTTATCGAGGCTAGATTTGATCCCTAGTGTGCCGTATCGTGAGTATTTTTGGCTCTTGCTACTTTTTATTAAGGGTAGCAAATGTACAACACACAGCAATTTCTACGACTCCCTGAAGTCATCTCTCTGACCGGCCGATCGCGCAGCTCGATCTACGCAGATGTGCGGGCAAAGCGATTCCCCGCACCAATATCGATTGGCCGCCGATCGGTGGCCTGGAACGCGAACGCTATCGCTGACTGGCAGCAGTCCTGCATCAGCGCCTCGAAGTCCTAAGAGGCTCCCATGACCAAACCGAAAAACGCCGCCGGGCAGCCGGCCGGTGATGGGACCCCTTACGTCTCTGCTTCGCAAATAGCACTGCTGATTGAGGTGGCCGCGCTTGCATTGCATGACCATCGGCAACAGCTCGCCGTCAACGAGGCGCATCGGAAGTACATCGAGGCGCTGAACTCCTACGAGGGGAAGCACGGTCCGGTCGAAGGCAGGCTCGATCCACGCAATCCGGATCACGCCCCAATCATCGCCGCTACGAAGGGCAAGTACGAAAAGCATCAGGCTGAGAAGCGCAAAGCCTACAACATCCGAAGGCGGCTGCAAACGGCTTGCAGGAAGGCGAGGCACTTGAATGCTGATCGTGCAGCGGGGTCGGTGCAATGAGCGGCCTGGAAAGGAATGTTCCTCTGACAGAGATTGTCAGATCCGCCACCGCGGCAGCTGAATCCGGCGCCCTGGCCATCTGCCCATACGCACGTGGGTCGGCGGCGGCCTGGTGCTGGATGCACATGTTTTCGGCTGCCCTGGCTGCAGCGACTATCGAGATCATGGAGGCCGCATGAAGACCGCAATCAAGCGCGTGATCATGTGGCTGGTTATGCGGGAAGCGATTCCGCTCAGCGCCGCTACCTGGATTTTCCAAACTTTGAATTTGAGGTCTGTATGAGCTACGGGTTTGTCTATTTCCTCTCCAATCCTTCGATGCCCGGCATCGTCAAGATCGGCTATACGCTCAAGCATCCTCGTGACCGAATGGCAGAACTGTCAGCGTCAACCTCGTGCCCTACTCCATTCGAAATGCTCGGATTTTTCGACACGGAAGATCCGCAGGGTGTTGAGCAAGCGATTCATCGGTCGCTTGACTGGTGCCGTGTCAACGGTCGGCGGGAGTTCTTCCGCGCCCCCTTACGCACGTTGGAATCGCAGTTGAACTCCTGGGGCAACCCAGAGAGTGGGTGCTTTCAGATTGCCAAACTAAAACGCAACATTGCGAATGAAGTCGCTCCCGGCTTAGGCCGTGCGGCTATCAATGTAGCGCTAGAGGCAGCGCGAGCGAATCAACGCGCCGAACTGGAGCGCGCTCATGCTTGAACTTCAAATCGACAAAGAGCTGCAAGCGTGGATTGACCCGCTATCGACCGAGGAATACGCATTGCTCGAAGCGAGCATTCTCCAGGACGGCTGCCGAGATCCGTTAGTGGTCTGGGGCGGCTATCTGTTGGATGGTCACAATCGTTACGAGATCTGCCAGAAGCATGGCCTCTCGTTTTCTACTTTTGAAAAGGTCGGGCTTGTCACGAAGGTTGACGTCAAGATCTGGATGATCCAAAACCAGATGGGCAAGCGGAACACTACTGATTTCGCACGCACAGCGCTGGCTTTGAAACTTAAGCCATTGCTGGAGTTGCGCGCGCGTGAACGGCAAGCGCACGGCCAAACGGCACCTGGTCGAACGCTTAGTCTGAATTCGGACGAAGCGTTGATCCGAACCGACGACAGTATCGCGAAGTTGGCCGGCGTCGGCCGGGACACCGTGCGCAAGGTCGAAAAAATCATCGGCAAGGCCACGCCCGAAGTCATAGCACAAGTACGGGCAGGCGAAATTTCAATCAATGCAGCAGCCAAGACGGTCACGCCGCCGAGAGCAGTTGCTGCGCCTGCTGCCGAACAGACGCCAGCTCCATCATCAAGCAACGAGATCACAGTGGTGCCCGATGCCGCCCCGGAAAACTTCGGTCCATCGCCGGAAGAAATCGCAGCCGCCGTTCGCGCCGAGGCCGAACAACTTGAGTACATCAGGAACCTGCTCGCGTCCGACGATGATCCACTCGCGCTGGCGCTGGCCGACTTGAAACAGAAGGGCTTGGAGATATCGGCACTGAGGTCGCAAAACGCCGGCCACCAAAATACGATCAACGACCAGATCCGCATGATCAAGTCGCTGCGCTCGAGACTGGCGAAGCTGGAGGGTACCGTATGAGCGCGACCCTATTCGAGCAAGACGCTCCCTGCTACGCCAGCACTTCATTTCCGGTGCCGCGCCCGTTCCAGTCGACGGCACACGACGCGCTGCGTCAGGGCCTCAAGGCGGGACACAAGAACCAATTGATCATGGCGCCAACCGGTGCGGGCAAGTCGTACCTGGGGCTGCGTATCGCGCACGAGGCGCTGCTAAAAGGTCGTCGCGTGATCTTCATGTGCGACCGGACCACGCTGATCAACCAGACCAGTGAGGCCGCCGATAAGTATGGGCTGTCCGCGCACGGCATCATCCAGGCGAGTCACTGGCGCTTCAATCCCGAGGTGCCGTTCCAGATTGCCAGCGCGCAGACGTTGAAGAACCGCGGGTGGCCAGATGCCGACGTCATCATCATCGACGAGGCACATACTCAGCTGAGCGTGTGGACTGACCATATCAAGACGTGCCGCGCGGCAGTGGTGGGGCTATCTGCAACGCCGTTCTCGGATGGGTTGGGCAAGCTGTTCAGCAACCTGATCAACGCGACCACGATGCACGATTTAACGCAATCCGGCGTGCTGGTGCCGATGAAGGTTTTCAGCTGCACCAAGGCGAACATGGACGGCGCAGCAACGGCCGGCGGCGAATGGACCGACATTGCAGCCGAGCAGCGCGGCATGGACATCGTCGGCGACGTCGTCGTCGAGTGGGCCAAGTATGCAGAAGACCGCAAGACCATCGTATTCGGCTCGACGATCGCGCACTGTGAAGAGATCTGCCGCCAGTTCAACGAAGCGGGGATCATGGCCGCAGTGTTCACGTCGAAGACAGACGCGATCGAGCGCGAGCAGCTACTCGCGGAATACCGAAAAGACGATTCAGCACTTAAGGTCCTGATCAGCGTGGAAGCTCTGGCCAAAGGCTTCGACGTGCCGACGGTTGGCTGCGTAGTCGACTGCCGCCCGCTGCGCAAGTCCCTGTCTACCGCAATTCAGATGTGGGGTAGAGGCTTGCGCAGCTCTCCGGAGACCGGCAAGACAGACTGTATTTTGCTGGACCATTCCGGGAACATCCTGCGGTTCATGGAGGACTACAGCGACATCTACTACAACGGTCTGGAGGCGCTCGATGCCGGCGACAAGTTGGATAAGGCGATCCGGCGCGACGACAAGGAAAAGGAAGCCACCGGTTGCCCGTCGTGCGGCTTCTTCCCGTTCGCGAAACGCTGCATCGCGTGTGGGCTCGAGTCGAAATCTGCATCGATGGTGCAGGTCGAATCGGGCGAAATGCGCGAGGTCATGTTGGGCAAGAAGAAGTTGGCCGACGACACCCGCCATCTGTGGGACCAGCTTTGCACGTACGCCGTCGGCAACAGTTCGCCCGGCAAGCAGCGAGGCCGCGCCTGGCACCTCTACAAGGACATGACCGGTACCGAGCCGCCCGCAAATTACACATTCGATGCGAACGCGAACACGCCGATCACCAAAAATGTCATGAACAAGATCCGGTCGAAGAACATCGCGTTCTCGCGGGGAAGGGCGGCGCCATGAGTCTCGATAGAGCGACGTCGGCACTCTCCTTCGTTCCACCGCACGACCGCGATTTATGGATACGGATGGGCATGGCCATCAAATCGGAATTTGCGGAAGATGGATTCGACGCTTGGGACGTATGGAGCCAGGGCGCTGAATCGTATGACGCAAGGTCAGCGAAGTCGGTGTGGCGCAGCATCAGCGCGGCGGGAAAGGTCGGACTAGGGACGCTGTTTCACGAGGCCGCTGCAAACGGCTGGCGCGACAACGGTGAGCACCGCGGGCCGCTGACGGATCAGGAGCAGGCTGAGAAGCGCCGGGCGCGCGCTGCGCGTGATGCCGCGACGATTGCCGAGGAGGCACGCAAGCAGCGCGCCTATCGGGCCGCCGCCGACGCATCGCAAAAGGTGATCGAGCAGTGCGAACTGAAAACGCACTTCTACCTGAACTCGAAGGGCTTGCCCAGTGTCGTCGCGTTGGTCAACGAGTCGACGCTTATCGTCCCAATGCGTAACCTCGAAACCAACCAGGTGCAGGGAATGCAAACCATCGATTGGATTCCCGGCGAGCGGCGATGGGAAAAGAAGATGGCATCCGGCATGCGGGCCAAGGGCGCAGTGCTCAGGCTGGGCAATCAGAGGGCGCAGGAGACGTTCTTGGTCGAAGGGTATGCCACCGGCCTATCCATTGAGCTTGCGCTGCGCCGGCTGCGTTTAAACGCGTCTGTTTTGGTCTGCTTCAGTGACTCGAACCTCGTTCACGTGGCCACCATGGTCAAGGGCCGCGCGTTCGTCTTCGCAGATAACGACCTGTCCCTCGCCGGCGAGAAGGCGGCAAAGAAAACCGGCCTGCCTTACTGCATGAGCGACGTAGTGGGCGAGGACGCCAACGACCTCCATCAGCGCGCCGGCATGGTGGCGCTGTGCAAACTGACTATTGATGTTCGCAGGAAGGGATCGCAATGACGACTCATTTTTTGGCCGTAAAGAACTGGGCGGAATTTCAACACTATGGAAAGCGAAATCCGCCTTGGATAAAGCTGCATCGAGCTTTGCTTGATGATTATGCGTTCTGCTCTCTGGCAGATGCGTCAAAGGCGCACCTGATGCTGTTGTGGGTGTACGCCAGCCAGAATGATGGGCAGGTGCCCGACGACACGCCGTTCTTGGAGCGAAAGCTTTCCTGTCAAGGACTGGACTTGCAAATTTTTGTCGAGGCGGGCTTCCTGATCAAGTCGCCACGTCCCGGCCTGGCGCTAGCAGCACGCTAGCAAGGCGCTAGCAGCTTACTTGCACGTCAGAAGATAACGCTAGCAGCTTACTTGCAGCTTAGAAGAGAAGAGATAAGGAAAATCCACCCCAGTTCCATAAAGCAAATTCAGGAACAAGATCCAAGGCCAATACAAGGGCCAGGTCAAGAGCCAGCCAAAAAAGGAAAACATGATCGAGTACATCAACAAGCGTCTGAACGAGTGGGCCATCTGGTGCAAGCGCCGGGATGACGGCGGCATGGGCTATCCGTCGAAGTCGAATTACTGCAACTTGGTGCAGATCCATGGCGCTGGAGGGGCAGGCCCGGTCACCGAAGCTGCCGCGGCGTTGGAAATCGAGGGCGTCATCATCGCGATCCGGAAGCGCAGCCCCGCGCAATACGACGTCGCGTTCTGGTTCTACCTGGCCGGGTCGATGACGGTGAAACGCATCGCCCAAGAATTGTCATGTAGCGAGGTCACCGTCTACAACCGCCTGCATGCGCTGCACCTCGCAGTTATGGACGGATTGCACGATCTTGAGATAGACGCGCAGGACCGCGCGGATGCGGAGCGCAATAGGCCAAAAATAGTTGCTTGACGACCTTTAGGGTTCGGGTTATATTGTGCTATGCTTCCTGATTGTTGCGAAAAACTTTAAAGCCTGCCACCTTCCGGTCGCGGGCTTTTTCATTTCGCGTAGCCCAAAGCATCGACGTTGAATGAATTAGGCCGGGGGTGGCAAGATAACTGCCCGTTGAGCATCTGGAATTCGACTGTGCGCCTGCTGAGCGGCTGACTTTGTAGCGTGGTACGCGGCCATATCTGCACCAATCTGCTGTGCCGTGGGCCATTGCGCAGCGTCGATGGTCGGTGTTCGTCCAGATAACGCCAGTTCGGCTGGAAAGCCGGCATCAGTATTCGATACCATTGCTGTTCTCCAGTTGTCTAGGATTTTGCTGGCGTGATGAATAAAGTCGGCATGCTTGGCGCATTTCTGTATCGAGGCTTGGTGAAGTTCAAGTGCCTCTTGGTACTCTTCAATTTCAGTTGGCATTTTTTCTCTTTCATTGGTTGATGGTGAGCCCGCGGTCTAAGAGATCAAACGAGCTTGCTGATTTTACGCAGGTTGTCTGCATGAAATCTCTCCAATAGTTGCACCAGCCCGCCCCGAAAGGATCGCGGGCTTTTCCATTTGGGTCGCCATATGCGCTACCAGCCCCGCAGCAGCACCGAGCCTGAGCCATGCCGCCTTGCGCGCTGGCTTGCGTTTGCCGTCGTCGCCCTGGTGGTGTGCGAGCTGGCGTATTTCACCGGGCGCACGTTCGGTTGTGCCTAAGAATTCCCCGTTGGGGATGTAGCGGCGGTCGGGCGATCTCGGCTGCAAGTGCCTGCTGGCGTTCCGGCGGGCCAGCGAAAGTCCTCGTGAGAGGCCTCCGGGGAGCGTTCCAAGGTTAGCCCTTGACCTTCCTGGCGACAGCAGTACGGGAACCTGAGGCCGATAGATGCGACCCGTCATCGAATAGGCCGACCTCTGACGCTGCACAAATTTACGCACTAAACAGACGAGCGCCGCCAAAAGCCGCGCTGCTACGTCGCCGGACGCTGTGACCGGCATGATCAATACTCGATAGCTCAATTGGCGGAGCGCTTTGGTTTCGCAAGAGACCCTAGAGGCTGCAGGTTCGATCCCTGCTCGGGTGCCAGATTCCCCAAGGAGTCCCAATGTTCGCCAAGCTCGCCCTAATCGCGCTGCTGATCGCCACGCCAGCCCTTGCACAAGACGCCATCCCCGGCACGCTCGCACTCAGCGACGAGGATGCGCAAACGTGCAAGGTCAAAGGTTGCCGAACGATCACCGATGCGGCCTACCAGGCGATTGCCGAACGATTGCAGCGCGCCGAGCACGTCGAGGCAATGGCGCAGCGGATGGCGCGCGAGTTGGCGAAGAAGCCGAACCCGAAGTTCTGTTTGTAATGGCCTAGCAAGGCCGCACAAGAATGCCGATTGCTGGGCACTGGCGCGATAGCGGCGCGAGCGTCAGTAGTGCAGTCGGCATCCTTGTGGTGAATGCGCAGTGCTGATGGCGCACGTATGTATTCGAAGGTGAGCGGGCTGTCGGGCGAAAGCCCTGATTGCGTAAGTCTCGCCAAGCCGGGGTTCAGCGCCGGCCACCACAACCCAATCTCCGCTCGGCTTTCCCCTGAGCTTCGCGCCGACCGCAGCAATGCGACGGCGCTTTTTTACACCTGAGGTTCCCATGTTGCTGAAACGCCGGCCGTACCTGGTTCGCGTGTGGCGCAGCTATTGCGGCTGGCGCGCGTGCCTTGGGCCTGCTGCCTCGCTGCGCGCTGCATTGCAGATTGCCAGGCTGAAGCCATGAACGCACACGCATGGCAGCTCGAAATCATCCGCGCTGCAGCCGATCCTAACGGCGACAAGATGGCAGCCATGGCCGCGCAACTAGCTGCCTGCGAGTCGGCCAAGACCATGCTGCGCTCCGGCGGGTATGGCGAGCTTGGCGACGGCGTTGACGCCATGGTGCGGAACCTCCTCGAAGGTAAGTAAGGGGAGAACATGGCAATCATTAGTCATCAGATCGGCAAGGCGCTGTGTGACGCGCTCCAGTTGCCGAAGCAAACGCGCTCGTTCGTATTGCGCGTAGAGGCTGGCAACGTCGTCACCGTCGAGTGCGAATACTACCCGGAAGGCGAATTCGTGACCGCGCTCGCCGAGTATGAGTTGGTGCGAAGGCCCGAAGTCAAGGTTGCGCCGCCTGCCATACACTTCGATGCATGGATGCGTGAGCGCACCGATGCGGCGCATGCGGCTTACATGGCGCGGCACAAGAGGGGCGGGCAGGCATACCCGCAGAACTCGATAGTTGAATTGGCACGCTACTTCAGCGTGCCGCTCGAAGGCATCCGATGACCTGTGTAGTGGCAATCAAGCATAACGGCTCCGTCTACATGGGTGCCGATAGCGCAGGCAGCGACCTGTACACAATCCGCACGCGCATCGATCCG